ACTGACAGAACCACTTCTATCACCATTGGCGGTGACGAATACACTCTTGTTCTCACAACGAAGGCTACCAAGGAAATCGCAGGTCGCTACGGCGGTCTTGAGAACCTCGGTGACAAGCTGATGAAGTCCGAGAACTTTGAAATGGCTATCGGCGAGATTGTTTGGCTGATTACCCTTCTTGCTAACCAAGCCCTCCTCATCCATAACCTTAAACACAAGGACGCCCCGAAGGAACTCCTTACCGAGGATATGGTCGAGCTTCTTACCGTACCGGCGGATCTTGCATCGTATAAAACCGCTATTACCGAGGCTCTCTACAACGGCACCAAGCGTAATGTTGAGAGCGAGGCAGACCCAAAAAACGTGGCGGTCGAGTAAGTGACGAAGAGTTATTTACTCGACTCCTTTATTATGGCATCGCCCACCTTCATTTAACAATTGATGAGGTTGGGCTGATGCCTTTTGGTTTGCTACTTGACCTTTGGGAATGCCACAAACAATTTTCAGGCATCTCGAAACCCAAGCGTGAACATTTTATCGATGACATTATCCCGGACGGAATCTAACGAAAGGCGGTGATATAAATGGCAGACAACTTCGGTCTAAAAATTGGACTTGAAGGCGAGAAGGAATTTAAGAACTCCCTTGCTGAAATTAACCAATCTTTCAAGGTTCTCGGCTCGGAAATGAAACTCGTAGAGTCGGAATTCGATAAAAATGACAAATCGGTTCAAGCCCTCACCGCTCGTAATGAGGTCTTGGGCAAGCAAATCACAGCGCAAAAAAGCAAGATTGAGGTTCTCCGCTCTGCCTTGAAAAACGCCGCCGATTCCTTCGGTGAAAACGATAAGCGAACCCAGGCATGGCAGATACAGCTTAACAATGCAGAAGCTGCCCTCAACGGAATGGAACGTGAGCTGAAAAGCAATAACGATGCCATAGAAAAATCCGGTGACGGAATGGAGGACGCTGGCGAGGCAACTGATAAGTTCGGCAAGGAAATCGATAGCGCGGCTAAAGAAGCTGATAAAGCCGGTCCCTCTTTTGAGGGGCTTGGCACAGCTTGTAAAGCAACCGCTGCCGTCATTGCTGCAGCCTTCGCAGCGGTATCCGCCGCCGCCATCTCTGCCGGTAAAGCCCTGGTTGATATGGCTACAGAGGGCGCGGCTTACGCCGATGGTGTAATCACCACTTCGGTGCAAACTGGCATCGCTACCGACAAACTGCAAGAATATATGTACGCCGCCGAGCTTGTTGATGTTTCCACGGAAACGCTTACAAACTCGATGGCAAAGAATATCAAATCTATGTCAACCGTTGCGAATGTCGCAGGCGAAGCAACGATTGATATGGAGAAACTCGCTAAGGCTGAATCCAAAGCAAAGAACGCACAAATCAATCTTGAAAAGGCACAGCTCGCATACGACGAAGCCGTAAAAGCCAGCGGTGCTGTTGTTTCCAAAACGTATGAAAAAGTGCAAAAAGCTGTGCTTGAAGTAGAATCGGCTCAAAGCGCATATAACTCTGCCGTTGAAAGAAACGGAAAGGATTCCGAACAAGCACAAAAAGCGGCACTTGCCCTTAAAAAGGCGCAGGAAAATCTCACCTCATCGCAAGATGCTTATAACATAGCTCTTTCAGAAAACGCCGGAGCTTCAATTACTCTTCAGAAGGCTGCCCTAGCTCTTGAACAAGCTCAAAACAACCTAGCTTCTGCACAAGCAGATGTACAGAGTGCTTCACAGCCTGTTGCTCCCACTATGAACGCTATGACCGAAGCGTACAACAAACTCGGCGTTGCTGTATATGACGCGGACGGAAATATGCGTGATAGCGATACCGTATATTGGGAAATTATTGATGCCCTCGGAAAAATGGAAAACGAAACCGAACGAGATGCCATAGCAATGCAAATTCTCGGCAAGTCCGCACAGGAACTGAACCCCCTTATCGAGGCAGGTGCAGAACGCATGGCGGAGCTTGGCAAAGAGGCACAAGAGGCGGGATATGTTCTTGGAGAAGAAACCCTCAATGCTTATGGTGCCCTGGATGACCAATTGCAATACCTCTCGGTTGGCGCAACCGCCGCCAAGAACGCTCTCGGAACGATTCTCTTACCTGTGCTTACCGAACTTGCTTCTGACGGCGTAGGGCTTCTTGGTGAATTCACAAACGGCATTAAGGATGCACAAGGAGACCTTGGAAAAATGGGTGCGGTCATCAGCGATATCATCCCCAAGGTTATCGATGTATTTATGGAGCATTTACCAATGCTCCTTGACCTCATCGTCACAATGGTTACCTCATTGGGGCAAGCAATCGTGGACAATCTCCCGGTCATCGTTGATTCCGCAACACAGATTATTTTCACGATTTTGACTGCGCTTATTTCGGCGTTACCGCAAATAGCAGATGGCGCACTACAGCTCGTCCTCGGTCTAGCGAACGGCATCATCGAAAATTTGCCGATGCTGTATACAACCGCCATCCAAGTGATACTTACTTTGGTTCAAGGCATCACCAAAGCAATCCCCAAGCTCATCCCTGCTATGGCAAAGGCACTCACACAAATCGTGCAAATCATTATTGACAATCTCCCTCTCGTCCTTGATGCGGCTTTGCAGTTAGTGACCACCTTGGCGCAAGGTATTCTGAACGCCATTCCGGTTCTGATTGATGCGCTCCCAAGCCTCATAGAGTCGCTCCTTAATTTCATAATGGGCGCGATTCCGCAGATTATCCAGGCAGGCATTAAACTCATCACTTCGATTGTTGGTGCTTTACCGACAATCATCAAAACCATCGTGGCTGCGATACCGCAAATCATAAAAGGTCTCCTTGAGGCGATTCTCAATGCCATCCCGCTCATTATCGATGCGGGCATTGCCTTGATAACTTCTCTTATTGAAGCGTTGCCGGAAATCATCGAAACGATTGTCGCAGCGATACCGCTAATTATCGATAACATCTTGACCGCCGTTCTTGGCGCGATTCCAATGATTATCGATGCGGGTATTAAACTCATCACTTCTCTTATCGGCGCATTGCCGACAATTATTAAAACCATCGTAAATGCCATCCCGGTTATTATCAACGGTGTTCTTCAAGCAATAATGAATGCGATCCCGCTTTTAATTGAAGCAGGAATACACCTCATCACCTCGCTTGTTGGAGCCTTGCCTGAAATCGTAATCACCGTGGTGGAAGCAATCCCCGTTATCATTGAGGGCATTCTCAATGCCGTCATCGGCGCAGTTCCCCTTATCATTGATGCGGGTATTACGCTGATTACCTCTCTCATCGGTGCTTTGCCGGAAATCATCTTCACGATTGTGCAAGCACTCCCGGAAATCATCGTAAGCGTAATTGATACCTTGCTCGGTATGATTCCGATGATTATAGAATGCGGAATTACGTTATTGACCTCTTTAATAACCGAACTGCCAACTATAATTATTGCAATTGCCGAGTGCCTTCCCGCGCTTATTACAGGCATCATCGATGGATTGCTCGGTTACATGGACAAGTTCATCGAAGCGGGCATAACGCTCTTCATGTCCATTATTACAAACCTCCCCTACATCATTATGGAATTGGTGAAAGCCGTACCTCAAATTATAACTGCGCTAATCTCGGCATTCACCAACTCGTTCTCCAAGTTCGGTGACATAGGAAAAAATATAGTTCAAGGCTTATGGAATGGTATTGTTTCTATGGGAAATTGGATTAAGGATAAGGTTTCTGATTTCTTCGGTGGTATTGTAGACGGCGTTAAAGGATTGCTTGGAATACACTCCCCCTCAACTGTATTTGCTAACATCGGTGGCTTTATGGGCGAGGGACTCGGTGTTGGTTTCACGAAATCTATGAAGTCAGTAGAAAATGACATTATGGATGCCATTCCGACCGATTTCGACATTGAGGCAAACGCCAATGTTCACAGTTCAATCAACGGAGGAAATTCCCCTCACTCGATCTACGATTCCGCTAATTACAGCGAAAAGCCTCTCGTAGTAAGCGTTCCGCTCTACTTGGACGGAAAAGAAATCACTACCGCAACAGGAATTATCCAAAGCGAACGCAATCTCTCGTACAGACGCGCATTGGGGGTAACGTAATTATGAAAATACTCGTTCGAGACACATCACAAAATGTAATCGCCACGATTACCGGGGTTATCTCCACCTCCTTTAGCGACCGAATGACGGGAGAACGCACCTTCAACTTTTCTACCCTTATGGTTGACGGGCTTGCAACAATGAGCGAAACAGAGCTTTATACCGTTGAATACGATAACGATTTTTATGATGTGGTCAACATCAAAAAGTCATTGAAAAACTCTCTATATGTCATTGAACTCACGTGCGAACACATTTCCTATCGTCTGAACAATTACAAAGTAGAGAGTTTTTCACAAATAGGCTCCGTAAAAAACATCCTTTCGGAAATGCTCAAAGACACCGGTTTCACAATGGCATCAACCACATCCAGCACCGAAACCGCATATTCACTCCAAAAGTCCTCCACCGTGAGGGCTATGCTTTTTGACTTTGCCTCCCAAAATGGCTTTGAGGTCGAATTCCTCAAATACACCGTAACCTTTGTATCTCATCGAGGCTCTTCCGTCGAAAGCAAAATCATTGACCGAAATGTTATCGACATTAGCAAAACCTATAAAGTGTCAGACGGCTCGGTTTCTTATTCCTTAAAGCTTCGCCCCAAAACCCCTATCTCCGTTGGAGACGAGGTTTACTTAAAGTTCGATCGACTCGGCATTGATGAGAGAGTTCGTGTGCTTGGTATTAAGACACAGCCTTTCATTTCGGAAGATGTCACCCTAGAAGTGGGTGGATACGAACCTAGCCTTGAGGCAGAATCCGTTCGAGTGGAAGCTTCTATGATTAAAAGCGACACCCGCTACTATGGTGCGAAAATTTCCACCGAAAACGGTATCGAAATTATACGAGGCGATAATGATGCAAAGCTGATTTTCAATGCCGACAAGATGGCGTTTTATCAAGGCAACGAAGAAGTACTATACTTCGACCCCGTTGCACGTAAGTGGAAAATGTCCGCAGCCGTCGAACTCCACGTGACCGACAACGAGGGCAACGACACTACGATGAAAGCCTTGTCGGATGGTATGTATACTCGCATTGAGGATGCAAACAACCATTTCATTGAAATAAGCGAGACCATTAACGGCTTAACTGTCAAAACCGAAACCGGCGAAACCCTCATCGATGGTGGTATGATAACCACCGATAACATTCAGCTACAACGCCTTATCGCCAAAGGTAGCCCACACAGCTATGTTGAGATGCTTACCAATGGTTTGAACTTCGTCCTTGGTAACGCCAACACGATAGGCATAGGATATGCTTCTTCGGACATTCCCTTGCCTTATATTATTTTCGGCGAAGGCGCATCGCCTCAATCAGATGCCTCCGGTATGATTAAATTCTACGATGGCGGATTGTGGGTTGGTGATAGCGCAGACAGACACTCCACTAGCATCCAACGTGGCACGGGGTTGTTTGTCGATGTACCTAATGACCGAGTCGAAGTTTATATTAACGGTACTTGTACCGAACTAACAACCGCAGAAACTATTTCTGCTCAAATTCAAGATTTGCGAAACGAGTTACAAAGTAAGATGGATAACTTCAATCCCGTCGCTACTTTCGGCTAACAAATCAAAGGAGGTGGCTTATGCCAGTTACACCGTGGTCGTGGCAGAAAGCCAACCCAACGACCAACAAGCCCTCTATATCGTGTACAGCCTTTGATGCAACCGCAACCGAAGTGCAACGAGCATATAACGCACTCGTCAATCGAGGCCCCGTATCACAGTTTGAAACACAAGTCTGGAATGATATCTGTGCAAAAATTCGTGAAATGAATATTGAGTGGCAAACCAGGAACGGCTTCGGTGATGAGTTCCCAGGTGTATGGATTCCCTCTCAACATCTAGAAGATTACCCCGATTATTCGTCGTATGCACAATACCGAAATGTTCGGGGTATCCTTCGTAGCGAGAGTATGAATACCGTTGCGAACTCAATTTATACAGCTTCTCCGCGTCCTTGGGAAACACGGCTTGGAAGAAGCAACCTCAAAAAAGGCGATGACCTTTATGGAGAATATATTTTATGGGTTGTAGATGCACTAAATTATTGGTGTACCCTCTCCCCCTTATTTACTTCACTCATCGACACATTCAATTTTGAAACGAATGGTAAGATGATTGCTCACCCGGTTTTACCCATATTTCCGCATACCCTAAATATGCATTGGGACGAAAACGTGCTAGCAGGAATCGTTTCAAGCTTGAGTACAAAATTCTCTGACGATTTCGTATTTTCTCCAACGAGAGCAGTCTTTGAACAACTTAAAAGCAAAAGAATTAGAAGCCTTTTGAACTTTCACACCTTATCTATCGTTTGCAACATATATGCTGATAATGTGTGCTTTATAAACCCTATTCCCTCAGATTTTCTTTCCGAAGTTTACGTTAACAGCGTTCTCTTACGAAGTATATGGATAGGAGGCATTGACAGGTTTACATTGCACACCACAAACCGAGCGATTGTAGCCGATGATTTGGCCCCCGTAAAAATTTGGGAAGGTTTCTCTTCTCTGCTTGATGGGCTTCTCGCCCTTGCTCCGCCGTTGCCCGCTTCCATTTATGACTCTTCGCATTATAATGGAACAGGCAAAATAATCACAAAACGCCCTATACCATTCCGTATTTTTACAAACTTTCTTTCTTCGCATTCCGCTAGATTGGAGTTTGACGGCATCGAGTTTCTTGATATGGCAAACGAAGCCATACGAATTCTATCAACAATTGAAGCTCAAAAATCTGTCGGTACCTTGCTAGAATCTAACGGCAACATTCCCATTGCGGATAGCGATTTCAATTTAGCAGTACAAAGCATTGAACAGCTTGCAGTCCCCCACGAACACCTCGTTATTTCGGATGAAACAGGCTCTATTATCGCAGCACATGGAACTTCAGCTTCGCACCGAGGCTCGTTTAGTACCGCTGGTACGGATACTATTAACGATCCGCCTAGTGCTTCAATGAAGCATCGAGGTTCGTTTGACACCAATTGCGAATCGGAACTTAGTACAAGCAAATCCGACATTTACGTCTTTGATGGAAGACTTGGAAAACCGGTCGGTGAAGCAGACCTGACTTTTGCAAATGAGGAAAGCATCACCACCAATGGCTCAAAGTTTAGAGTTGTATCTCGTATTGACGATATCCAAAGTGTTGCCGGCAGCAATATGAATTTGGATAAAAACTTCTCCACTTCCGAAAATATTTCACTTGACTCGTCGGAAATTCAACAGCTTGAAGGTTGCGGCGAGACTTACATCATAAGCAATGCTGAAATACGTAAAGACCAGGTAAAAGAGCAAGAGGCGGATGCCAAGATCTGGACGAGCCATATTGCAGAAATTCTTTCTACCCAAAATGCAATGCTCGAAATTGATTACACGGCAGCAAGCATAAGAACCGTAGCGGAACTGGTTTTGGAACGATTCTCCGAGCTTGAATTGCAAGCCGTGGTTACCTCTTCTGAATCCGCTGCCATTGGGCTTATCATGAGAAAGCTTTGTGAAAGTGAGCAATTCATAAACGCCAATGCCCAAGCCACATTGCTACAGCGCATGATGAGATTCTTGGATGGAACTACCGTTGTTAGCACAGAAGCTCTCACCGAGATTATTCCTTGTCTCCCCTACCACACAAGCGGAAAGGATGAAAAAGTACAGCTCGCTACCGATTCTTTCTTGGATGCAAACTTTGTTCGAGGGGACAGTTGTAAAGTAGATACGAGAATCGAAAATGAAACAGATGCCGAACTCGGTATTCTGAATGAACGCCTGCTAGCAGAAGCGACTTCCCTGGTTCGTAGTATGACAGAAGTGCTTATGCAGATTTTGCCCTCTAGCGTTCTCGATACTACCACAATTGCCGAGAGCCAATCTGAAGCAACAATTGTTATGGCGCAATCGGTTATTATATTGGCTTCCGTTTACGAAGACAGTATGGTTTCTGATCTTGACGATACACTTGCCAGTGATGTCGAAAGACACCTAATATTATAAAAAGGAGATTTATTATGAGCTTTACTTACACCGCAAAAAATGCGATTTTAAACGGAATGACCGGTAGAAGTCAATATGCGACTCTTGCCTCCACTTGCCTTATCGGAGTAGGCACGATGGACGGCGATGTTTTCAGCGAACCCGACTCTACCACGGGATATGGCAGAACGCTCCTCGGCAACTACCAGTCGAGCGATTCCAAATGCATGGGAGAACCCGTACAAGGAAACATCAAAAACAGCAAAATCATTTATTTGCCCGAGGCGGTAGCAGATTGGGGCACGATGACTCACTTCGCCCTTTTCTCTTCTGCAAGCGCTGCCGAGCCTATTTTCATCGGCGAACTCAAAACTCCGATTGCGATTACAGCAGGATATGTTCCTATCTTTCGT